TATTGAAGATTTGCCAATCAGTTATGATAACTCCACGCATAATGTTCAGGTTGGCGGGCGGGATAAAACTGGGGATTTGGTTGATTGTTCATTTGTTCAGGATGCCGCTGAATGGAAAAATCAGACGGTAAAGAAAATAATTACAGCATTGTGTTTTCCATTTGGGGTTGATGTTAGCATAGATAATTCAGTTACTGCTCAGGCAAATACAAAAGTACCAGATACATTTAAAGCGAATGAAGGAGATGCTGTATTTGATTTGATAGCAAAATTATGTCGTATGAGTGCTATTCTCCCAGTGAGTTACGGGGATGGTAAATTAACTTTAACCAGAGCGGGCATTGCATATAAAGCAAATGATGCTTTGGTTCTTGGAGAGAATATTAAATCAGGGAGTATTGAGCAATCCAATAAGGACCGATTTCGGATTTATATTGTAAAAGGTCAGGGAATTGGGACAGATGAAAAATCATTATCAGCAGATGTTACGGGTCCTGTAGGTTCAATTACTGATAATGTTATTCTAAGATATCGTCCGCTTGTAATATTTACTGAAACCCCGTGTGATATTGGACGTTGTTTAGTCCGTGCTCGATGGGAGGCAAGAAATAGAGCTGGTGCTTCTCGAAATCTCGAATATACGGTTCAGGGCTGGGTGCAATCTAATGGGGATGTTTGGCCTCTTAATGCAATGGTGGATGTACGGGATTCATTTTTAGGAATAAATGATACGTTATTGATTGCAGCAGTCTCATTTAGTATTGATGATACTTCTGGCACTGTTACGAGATTATCATTAGTTCATCCGGAAACATTTGAGTTGTTGGCTACGCCTATAAAAGATATAGAAACTGAAGCAGATAGTGGTGGGGATTTGTGGGATTGAGTTATGACTTGGAATGATTTCAAAAGATTAATAGCACCAATTCAGCGGAAGATATTTCTTTTATTAGGGCGTGCCTTATTAACTGCTGTAAATAACAGTGAAGGAACTCAGAAGATACAAATTACAGTATTAAATAATGAAACAATTACTGATGTTGAACGCATGCAAGAATATGGATTTGAAACCTATCCATTTACTGGTGCAGAAGTGATGACTCTTTTTTTAAATGGAAATAGAGATCATGGAATTACAGTATGTGTGCATGATCGTCGGTATCGCCCAAAGGATTTGGTTGAAGGCGAAGCATGTATGTATACTGATGAGGATCAGGAAACTGATGGGCATAGAGTTCATTTAAAGCGTGGGCAGATTATAGAAGTAAACGGAAAGCAACTAATTGTAAATGCTGGGATATCGGTAACAGTAAATGCACCATTAGCAACGGTCAATGCTCCAGAAACAATAATAAATGCGCTTACCCAGATTCAGTTAAATACACCTTCATTAATTGCTGGTTCCGCAACAGGAGGTTTGCAAAGTGATGCATCCATAACGGCGCGAGATACCAGATTATTGATTTATGACGTGGATAATGGAACAGTGGAACGGGTTTCTGTTGGAAATTCAGATAGTGGTGGTACTGGATTTAAAGTTTTGAGGGTACCAAATTAATGCCAAATGACATACGAATAGATTGGAATTCTACATTGATGGCAGGGGATTTTGCTTTTGATTCCGCTCATCAGGATTTAATGTCGGATGGAGGACTTGAAACGGCAGTACTCGTTAGTTTATTCACTGATCGAAGGGCACGAGAAGATGATGAATTGCCTGATTCTAATAATCTTGATCGACGCGGATGGTGGGGTGATTTAGGTGTTCCAGAAGTAGAGGGAGATCAAATTGGCTCCAGGTTATGGTTATTAGGAAGAGAAAAAACACAGGAGTCTGTTTTAGTTAGGGCAAAAAAATATGCGGAAGAGGCATTGAGATGGATGATTGAGGATGGGATTGCAAAAACAATAGAAGTTGAGACTGAGCGGCAAAGTACGCCTGGGACAGATTGGTTAGTTTTAGCGGTTCGTATATATAAACCGGATGGAGCGGTTACTCCACTGAAATATGAATTTCAGTGGAGTGCGCAAGGTCTACGATAAGGACATAGATTATGCCATTTCAACGAGATTCATTACAGGTAATAATTGATAGAATTATAGCTGATTTTCAAACAAGAATAACTGGGGCGAATGCATTACTGAGACGATCTGTGCTTGGGGTTATTGCCCGGGTAAATGCAGGGGCGGTTCATCTACTTTATGAATATTTGGATTTTCAAGCAAGACAGATATTTGCCACAACCGCTGATGAAGCAGGATTGGATGCACATGCGAACGAATATGGGGTATTCCGTCAAGCGGCAATATATGCCAGTGGTTCAGGAGAGGCAACAGGGACAAATGGCGTCATTATTCCGGCAGGAAGTGAATTGAATTTTAGTGATGGACGAACCTATATAACAGATACTGAAGCGACTATTGTTGGAGGGATTGCGACTTTAGATTTTACAGCAGAGGAGGCTGGAACAAATGGAAATGAAGATCCTGGTTCTATTCTTTCTTTTATTTCTCCAATTGCAGGAATTACCACATCAGTCACAGTAGATGCGAATGGAATCACTGGTGGGACTGACCAGGAATCCGATGATGATCTCCGAGACCGGGTATTAACACGAAAACGACAGCCACCTCATGGAGGGGCATACTTTGATTATGAAAAATGGGCACTTGAGGTTCCTGGAGTAACTCGGGCTTGGTCGGTCCCCCAATATCAAGGGATTGGAACGATTGGTGTTTCTTTTGTGCGGGATGATGATGCAAATATTCTTCCTGATGCCGCACAAAGAGCGGCAGTTCGGGAGTATATTGTAGAGCATGAAGATCCAGCAACTGGATTAACCATAGGTTGTCCGGTTACGGCAGAGCCTGGACTATTCATTATTGAACTGACTGCATTAACTGTAAATATTGAATTATCAATTTATCCAAATACAGCTACTGTCCAGGCGGCAGTTGAAAGTAATCTTGAAGATTTAATTTTACAGGATGGAGGGCCTGGAAATACACTTTATTTATCGAGAATTTCTGAGGCGATTAGTCTTGCGATAGGGGAGGAGCGGCATAGTCTAACCGCTCCAATTGCGGATGTAACTGTTGCAATTAATCAAGTGCATGTGTTAGGAACCGTGACTTTTAATTCATATTGATATGAGAACAGTAACAGAATATTTACGGCAACTTCAAGCACTTTTACCCATAGGTAAAATATGGAATCGTGAAGAAGATTCCGAATTAACTGAATTTTTACATGGAGAAGCGGAAGAACTTGCAAGAATTGATGGTAGATCAACTGATCTACTTCGTGAGAGAGATACTAGATATACACTTGAATTACTTACGGATCATGAAATTGATTTAGGACTTCCGGATGAGTGTTCTGAAGAGGGCGAAACAATAGAAGAACGGCGGAGAATGGTACATGGAAAGTTCATCGCTTTTGGACAACAAACTCCGGCATATTTTATCGAATTAGCTGCCGCATATGGGTATACAATTACCATTACTGAATATGCACCATGTTGGTGTGGTGTAGCAGCGGCCGGAGAGCCGTGTGGTGGGCCAGAAACTATCTTTTATTGGAAAGTAACGATTGAATACGCCGGGAGCAGCGTGGTCTATTTTACAAGTGGGAGCAGTGCAGCGGGGGATTTATTATCCTTTGTTTCTGGAACGATAGGATTGATATGCGTTCTAAATCGATATAAACCAGCACATACTACATTGATTTTTGAGTATTCTGGGCCAGCATTTGATCGTTCTTTTGGACGTGGGTGGGATTCATTTCCCTCTGCGGATTCATATTATTTGGAGGGGGCTTTTGCCTACGCATTCGGGCCTGGTTTTAATGTTCAGTTTGGTGGTGAGTTTGCTGCAAAAGCATTTGGGGATGGATTTAAACGACCGATTTAAAAATTAATTTAAAGATTAGGAGGATATACAGATGGCAGATACACAAAGAACAAGAGCGCAGTTAATTGCTTTATTTGCAGACAATGTTACGGGGCAAATCTCAGCTCAGGATCTACGGGACTTTTTAGTGACCGTGATGAATGCTGAATTTGCAAACCCAGCTGATTTTTGGAAAGAGCCAGATCATCAGCAGATGACTTCTGACACAGTACGGGGTTGGATTGAGTATTCCCAATTAATTTCAGAGGCGGTTTCCTTTGGGAATATATTAACAAGAGGAGCTTCTGGACAGTGGGTGCTTGCAAGTGGAGTTGTTGGTTCCGCAGTTTCTGACATGCCGTTGGTTTTAGGTGTTGCTTGTGATAGTTATGCAATTAGCACCTTTGGTAATGTCTTAAGGCGGGGTCTGATTTATCATTCTGCATTTAGCGCAAGTTTTGCAGAAAGAATTGGTTGGCCGGTATATTTACTAAGCACGGCTGCAGGAAGTATTACACTCAATTCCCAAACAAGTTGTATAGTTCTTGGGTTTGTTGAACCAGAACAAAGCACTTGTCTTGAGAATGACACTAATATATGGCGATTTGATCCTTCATATGGTTGGGGCATAGTTGCCAATTAAAGGAGGCAACTCAAATGCATAGAACAGAAGGTGCTTATAACGAAGATAATTTATTCGTTGACGGGCCACCAGGCACAACAATTGAAGCCGCTTGGTTAAATGCAGTTCAAGAGGAGATTGCTAATGTAATAGAGGCGACTGGTGTGTCTCTATTGCTTGAGCATACTGATACCCGTACTCAGTTACGGGATGCAATTAACACTCTTGTAGTTGCCGCTGGCATTTCAGATATAGCATATGATGAAGCCACCTGGAATGGTGTAACTGGAATCGGGCCAAGTAAGAATGTGACAAGGGATGAGTTTGAAAAGCGGGCGAATAAGAAGGGACCTGATGTAGAGACCAAAACAGATGATTATAATGTAATAATTACTGATTTTGGTAAATCACTAAGGATGAATGCAGCAACTGCGAAAGTATTTACTTTATGTTCTGTCGGGGCAAATGAAGATGGTACACGAATCACTTTTGTGAAACAAGGTGCTGGTCGGGTAACGATTGCTGCTGCGGATATAGATTATATTCAGGATAGTTCTGCTGGGGGAACAATATATAGTGAAACGGATAATGCAACAATAACATTGGAGTATGTCCACGGCATGATTAGATGGGTGATTATAGCTGCCGTTGGAGCATGGGTAACCACATAAAAGGAGGGGGCATGCAAAGTATAAAATTATTGATTTTTTTGGTTCTGTTATTTCTCCCTTTGCAAGCACATGCGGGGATTTGGGAGTTTGGCACAGGAGGACTTACTACTGTTAAAGATGATCCTACGCCTTCGTTAGGTGGGGACTTGAACGCAACCAGTCATCTGATAACGGATCTTTCAGATCCTATCAGCGCGCAAGATGCCGTCACTTTAACTTACGGAAATGCCCATTGGGGTGCCGGCAATGGTACCATTGGGTATTTAGGAACGCCAGTCGCTAATGATTTTGCAAGATTTGTTTCTATAAATACTGTTGAAGGCCGGAGTTATTCTGAAGTTTATTCTGATTTAGGATTAAGCACAGCTGCCCTTCGCGCGGCTGAAGATACGATGACAGACGGCTCTAACCTTCCAGATGGACATGCAATCAAAGTTTATGGTGACGCTAATTGGTCAACAACAACCTGGACACAAGCAACAGGATATGATGCAGGACATAGTCTAACTTCTGGAACTTATAATTGCCTTGCGGGGTATGCTGCCGGATATTCCCAAACGACAGGAAGTTTTAATACCTCTGTTGGATATGACGCTGGGTATAGTCAAGATGTTGGCAGATCAAATACAAGTATTGGGTTTTATGCAGGATATTCAAATTATCAACATGCCGGCAGAACAAGTGTTAATGGTTATGGGGATTACAGTGTATATGTTGGTGCCCATGCGGGGCAACTTAGTTATGGCGGGTTTAACACATTTGTGGGGATGGAAGCAGGTGCATATATACAGTGGGGATACGATAATACATTCATTGGACTTTGTGCTGGGCGTTTTACTGGTATGGTACAAGGGGATGCCCCCCCTGCCGAATCAGTAATAACGAATAAATACAATACCTTTTTGGGCTCAAACACAGGTATAATGCAAGATGGAGGGGGGTGGAATACTTATTTAGGCACAAGTGCAGGATATGGTTCTTTTGGTGGGGCAGATCCAGAGAATCCATCTCCTCCACAAGGGACGGGGTCATATAATACATATGTAGGAGGGGAAGCGGCGCGGCATACGAAAGCAGGGAGTTATAACACTGTTGTTGGGTATCAAGCTGCGTATTATATGACAGATGCAACATATAATACTTATGTTGGGCGTGCCGCTGGATTAAATACCACTACGGGAAGTTCAAATGTGGCAATTGGAAGTGCTTCCGGTCTCTCAATTACTACTCTAAGCAATGCAGTTTGTATTGGGACTAACTCTGATGTTACAGTGGCTAATGGATTTGTACTTGGCGGAGCGAGTACAAATGTTGGAATAAGAAAAAATAATCCATCTCATCCACTTGATGTTGTAGGGGATATTTACGCAACTGGTAATATAGTAGGCGGGTATAATATTTCCGTTCCAACTAATCGATCACTGATGTTGGAGGGGATCAGTGGGGATACTGGATTTTATTTCGATGGAACATATGTGCGATTAGTGAAAAATGGTGCTGTTGTGGCAACTTGGTAAGTAATTGGTAAATAAATTAAAAGGAGAACACACAAATGAAAACGTTTATTGTTTTAATACTATTGACAGTAACCATGGTTGGAATTTCTGGAATTGTGCATGCAGAGTATAAGACAGAAACAAGACAAGAAGTAACTGAAATGCTTCAGAAATTTTATGAAGTAGAGCAAGGGAATAGATTATCTATTTTTTCTATGCGGGCACTTATAAGCGAAATCGACGCAATCTTTGGTAAGAATGTTATGGAGACATTGGCTGAGAAAGAAAAAGAGAATCCAGGAAAGAAATAAATAAGGAAGGTGATTTGATGCACAGAACAGAAGGAACCTACCATGTATCCAATATGTTTAATAATGGACCCCCTGGGACACGCGTGGAAGCAAATTGGCTCAATACAATACAAGAAGAGATTGCAAATGTAATTGAAGAGGCTGGAATATCACTTAAAGTAGCAAGTACAGATACACGTGATCAACTGCTTGCAGCAATATTGATATATGTTAATAGTGTCCGCCTATTCTGGTCAACAGAAATCAAGACTACAAGTTTTTCTGTAACTGAAGCGGACAATGGTAAATTGTTTTTAGTTGATGCGAGTGTGGGTACCATAATTTGTTCATTACCATCCCCAACTACTTCTCTTAATGGATTTGCTATCGGAGTGAAAAAAATAGATGAATCTGCTAATGTAGTCCAGATTGATCCTGTTGGGGCAACTCAAATAGACAAAGTAAGTGCTGTTTATTTAAGATTATTTAATGGAGCGGCAGTTGTGGTGTGCAACGGCATTGAATATTTTTTGGCTGTTATGAATGAAATTACCGGGGAGATGTGTGTTGCTGCACTGAAAGATCCCGTATCAGTAACACCTGGATTGCGTACTTTGGGAACAGGGGCAAATCAAGCATTGCCAGGAAATGCGATCTCACTCGATGCTATTATAAAAGCATGGATACAATTTGATGGAACTGGAGTGATAGCAATAAATGACAGTTATAATGTTTCATCGATCACTGATAATGCAGTAGGAGATTATTCCATTGTTTGGGATATTAATTTTGCAGATACTACTTATTGCATGGTAGGAATGGCTGGGGATTTAGCCACAAGTGATCAATTAGCAGTGGTACAATCTTTTTCTTATGAGACCACCAGAGCTCGGATTAATACACGATTACAAGAAAAAGAATTTACAACAGTCAATACTGATTTTGACAAAATTAGTATAATAGTAATTGGAGATCAATAATAATGAAGGTACGTGTAATCTATAAAGCGGATGATTCTGTAATGGTAATTTACCCAGTCTTAAAATCACGAAGAGAAAATGAATCTGAGTTTGAATGGCTTAACCGTGTGTTTGATAAAGCCACTCCAGATGGGGCAGATTATGATGATATTGACTTGGAGCAAATGCCACTACCAGATAGAAGATTTAGAACTGCTTGGAAAAGAGGGAAAAATGGAATTGATGTTGATCTCGCCCGGGCAAAAATACAAATCTTGGAAGAACTTCGTTTGACGCGAAATGCCGAATTAAATGAAACAGATATGCTAATAACCCGTGCATCAGAAATCGGAACTAAATCTGAGATTGAAAAATTAAAACAATATCGGCAACAATTACGGGATCTTCCTCAAATTATTAATTTTGATAAAATTAAAACGGTGGATAGATTACAAGCAATCTATCCCAGAAAATTAACAATAGAGGCTTATTTTAAATTAGTAGACATATAATTTGGATTGATTATACGTGCTCGTTTATACGCGGCATTAGCTTGTTTACTCCTTCCCATTTGAGTGAGCCAGTCCCCTTTCTTACGCCATACCTCAAAGTTAGAAGGATATTTTTTTAGATATTTTGAATATGCATTTAGTGCCTTTTCTGGCATCCTGATAAATTCATAAATCTCACCAACTCGTAAAAGAAAGGAATCAAATTCGTCAGTTTTAGACATCACTAATTCAATCTGTTTCAGTCCCTTTTCTATATTATAATCACGCAATAGAACCTGTCCATACTCAAATCGGAATCGAT